GTCCTCCAGGTACTTGAGAACCTCATCCTGGATTGCCCACTCAAAGAAGTTGAGCTGTCCAACGGTGGTGTCCAGTCCCATGAACTGAATGCGCTTCCAACGGCAGAACGGGTCAAACATCTTTTTGCTGTACGCCTTCAGGTGAGACTTGTAAGCAAGGTAGACAATGACGTGCCTGGATCCAACAAGATACGCAACATTGTGCTTCTTCGCATAATTGGTGACAAGCCAGTCCAGCAGGCGAAGACTGACCCTAGACTCGCCAGACAGGATTGTCTGAACCTTCTTGAACTTCTCTTCGTCGGAATAGAACTTCTCTAGGCGATGAAGAACCCAGTGATCACGATTCTGAATAGTCTCCATTTGTAATCTTACTGCGGTATTGTCGCTTAAAGTGGGTTGGTAAGATAAAGACAAATGGCTGCGGTGAATGCCCCGACAACCATTATCGGATCTGAGGAGGAGATTGCCAAGTTTCTTGAACCCCGTGAGCCTCGTGATGAGAATATCAGCGCCCCTGCGTCTGTTGGATTTGCACTTGAAGGTAAGTTCATCCTTCCTGGGAACACGCAAGAGTACACGGAGTATGCATCGGCGCAAGAGATGATTGCCGCTCAACCTCCGCTGCCCGATCCCGTGTTTGAGGAGAATGATGTGCTGCCGATGATGGAAGACAAGGGCGTTCCTCTTGGCAAGCTGGATGAGATAGACATTGAGTTCAAGAAGATGTACGAGGAGATGTTTAGCCGCACGTCCGAGCTGGGCGTCATGGGCGCCGGTGACTTTGAGACACGTCTCCGAGAGCGTAAAAATGAACTTTCGGAGAGCAAGATAGAGAACCCTAATGGAGGAGGCATTAACGTCCTACCTACTGGAGAACCGGCCGTATACCCACCTCAACGCCCGTCTACGCCATTTTGTCACGCTGTGCAAATCCCTGTCTCCGGAGCTTTCGTATCGGACTCTAAGGAGGGAAGTGATGCAAGTGACACAAAGAATTCTGACGGGACCGGCGGGAAGGATGTGGATGCGTGACCGAGCATTTGAGCGGACCGTGCGTCTGTATGGAAAGCAAGATCAGCGCACCGATGCCTGGCATGCACAGAGGGGCACTATGATCACGGCGTCTGAGGTGTCAAAAGTGTGGCAGACAGCCGCATCTCGTCTTGAGCTTCTAGAGAAGAAGCTGGAGCCACCGACCAAGAGCGACTCAAATCCATTCAATGCAATTCCCGCATTGATTTGGGGAACTCGGTTTGAGCCCGTGGCAAAGAAGATCTACGAAGACACGACTGGCTGCGATATTATTGACGTGGGCTGCTGTCAGCATCCAGTTCACAAGTTTCTCGGCGCATCTCCCGACGGGCTGATCGTGCCTCGTTACGCGGATGCCGACCCCATGCGATACGGTCGCTTGGTAGAGTTCAAGTGTCCAATGAGCCGCGCGCGCAAGGACGAAATCCCAAGTTACTACGTGCACCAAATGCAGATGCAAATGGAGTGCACGGGGATTGATGAGTGTGAGTATGTGGAGTTTCGGTTCAAACAGGCAAACTTTACCCAGTGGGACGAGAGCACGGACACAAAGGGAGTGTTTGCGGTTGACCCTGTCGGCAAGGTGGACTACAAGCCGGATACCGTTGAGCTCCATCAATGGCAGAGTGTCCATACCGACGAGCATCAGTATGTCTATTGGGTTCTGACCGATATCAAGAAGGACTTTGTTCCGAAGGATCCGAACTGGCTGTCAGACCACCTCCCCGATCTGAGGGCATTTTGGGATGACGTGGAGCGCCACCGCAGAGAGGGAACGAAGCCGGAGCCGCTGCCGTCTAAGACCTTGAGCATAGATATTTAATCCACGTCCAGCATGAGAGGCGAGGACCGGCAAACTTCCGGGTCCATTCGTCAATCGTATACTGGTTGCCCATGCTCAGATTGCACCGAGAGCAGATGGGAATCAGGTTTTTTACATCTGTCTTTCCACCCTTGCTCTCAGGGACATTGTGTCCGCATTGAAAATCAAACACGTTCATGGTATTCGTACACCACGAGACCCTGCACTTTGTTTGGAACACGGGTCCCACACTAACCAACCATACCTGCTCACGAAGCGCTTTTGGGATCTTTGCCTTCCCGATCATTAGTTCTTCTCACATACGGCTCTTAAACTGATTTACCTGCCAAGGAGTGTCGACGCCAAGTGCTTCACCTACGCTGTTGTCCTGAACAAAGTGGTTGGTCTGTTGGGCATACGAGGAATCCTCGTGAGCCATTGCGCGTTTCTGTTGGCTGCGATCATCAAATCTAGACTCGGGACCTCCGCCGTAGAACCGATCCACACCAAACAGATTGAGAACGTATGCTAAAACGGCAACTGCGATAAAGAACCAAACCCACTGCTTCATTGTTCAAAGTCCCGAAAAAAACGAATGTCCTAGTTTGTAAGAGAGCAGATATCACAATGGAGGACAAGGCACTTGACACTCTTCGCATCATGCTCGGGCGCCGCAAGCTTGAGACCAGCACCGAGCGACTCACGAGCGATTCCAAGAAGATGGAGAAGGTGACGCTCTATACGATTGGGGACGTGCTCGTTTGCTTCAGCCAAAAGGAGAAAATCCTTTCCACAGACATTACCAACGTGATCAACTTTGCCAAGGACAATGCGCATACGAACGGGATTGTCCTTGTGGCCATGAGTCCGCCGTCTGAGAATGTGCTTCGGGTGGCAAAGTCTCATTCAAGGGACCGTCTTGCGCTGTTTCATATTTGGCAGCTGCAGTTTGACATTACGACCCATCGTATGGCAATGCCTCATCGTGTTCTTGTAGATGCCGAGCGCACGGTGGTCTTGGACACATTCAAGATCTCAAATCCGGAGAACCAGCTGCCGTGGATTGACTCGCAGGATACGATGGTCAAGTGGATCGGGGCCATTCCCGGTGATGTCATTGAGGTAACTCGCCACTCCGATACAGCCGGCCGCAGTTTCTACTACCGTTACTGTGTTGAGGATGTAAATGTCGCTCAGTAATAATGGAGGACCTACAAACGTCATATGAAGCCAAGCGCGCCACGTACGATGGATTGGTCGCTGCGAATGACCCAACAAAGCTTCCTGAGATCCAACGGCTAAACGGAGAACTTGCGGCGCTTTTGAGTCGCATGGCAGGGATACTGGCCGCAACAAAGGACAGTGCGAGAGACATTACCGTCTATCGGGATGCGTTGCTTCAGCAACTGGTAGGCATTCAGAACGATGCGTCTATCATGAAGGAACAGAGAGATCAGTACACGACCCTCAATATGCTTCAGACGCAAGATCAAGCAGTGTTCAAGTCAACCTTTTTTTGGTATGCTCTTGCCTTGGGGATTGCCGCCCTCATGTTTTTTATCCTCTTGTTGCGAAGCGGGGGTTACAAGGTCCCCACAATGCCCGCCGCAATGAGCAGTCCAAACACAATGCCCGCCTTGACATAGAGAGATGTCTCGTCGGCAGCAGCAACGGTGCGCGAATGAAGCTGTTGTGTCTGCGCAAGGGTGTTCTGAAGAGCCGGACCCTGCGTCCGAATAGCCCGTGACTGTTCCTGCAGCTCTCCAATGTCTCCAGTTGTATTTTGATAGGAGGCAATGAACCTCTGAATATACGTTGTATTTGCGTTAGATGCGGCCGATGCATTCGCAATCACGCTGTTGATTGTCGCCATGGCATTGTCCGACGCAGTCTTATACGCTGCCTTCGCAGCGGGATCTTGCGCCACCGTATAGGCCGCGTAGTTTGTTCTATATGCAGCAACAGCGGCCCGAAGTTCATCGGGGATCCCGGTGAACGTCCGGATTTGCGGCGGCGGCAGCACCTGCGGCTCGACCTCTGGCGGCGGTTGATCTACGACTTGCTCGCTCATTATATTCCCTCTCCTAAAACAAAATGCCCACATCTCCCTTTGGTCAGATAAATCCTCCCGTTCGTCGTGCAATGGTTGGCGATGCCTCTGAATTCACTCGCTTTGTTCGGATGTCAAGCACGCTCGCGCCGTATGTAACTCAGAATCAGGCCGCGCGCCCCAACTTGCTTGGATGGCGCGATATGCAGGCGACTCGTGACGTGCGTGTCATCCTCCCGATGCTGGGTGCATTCAAGAGTTTTGTTCCTAATCGTTAAACAATGACGACAGACAGTTACGAAAGCATCCGATCCCAATATGCAGGCTATGCAGTGGAGTCGGACGTAAGCACCCGACTAAAAGAAGTGTCCGAAAGCCTGAGATCTCGTAAAGTGCAGCCTGTTCCGATTGAAGAGACAAAGAGGGCAATTCTGAATGCACCAAGCCTGATTGTTATTCAGACCGTGTTGTTCACAATACTGCTGGCCTTGGTTGAGTTCTTGGTTGTTCCGGCTGAATATGCATCCTATCTTGTTTTCCTTACCCTGTGTGTTGGAGCGTCAGCCGGAATCTATCTATCTACTAGATAATGGGCTGTCCGCTTGAGTTCGTAATGTCACAGGGCGCATGTGTGGTGAAGTGCCCGACAATGTATACACTTCAAGTCGTAGAGGGCGTGCCATCCTGTGTCGCCAAGGATTCGAATGGAGCAACGATTACATCCTTTGGGCTCACATCCGTCGCTCCTATGGCGGGCGGCGGCCCATCTGGAGCAATTCGTGGAACGAGCTACATAAACTGGGGTGCTGATTTTGTGGACGCATACAACAAATTCACTCAAGATCTTGCTCTTGCAAATGCAATCGTTGGAAGAACAACTAGAAGAGACCAATTGTTTGACGCCCTTCAAGCAGCCGAAAATGCCCGTGGCACCCCGGCGGGAGAAGACGCATATCAGAGTGCTCGCATTGCGTACTATACGCTGACTCAGGGCGAGGGATGGGCCGAAACGGAGAAGGAGCGGATTGCACAAACAAAAGCTCAGCCCATCATTGATGGTCTTGTGTCTCAGTATAACAATCTGAAAGCAAAGCAGACAGAACAAGCATCCACCATTCAGGTAATCAATGGGCTGCGAGACAAGGTCCTGACCGTCAAGGATGACATGGCTTTTTCTGTTCGAACATTCCAAAAGCAGGTAGACAACATCAAGAATCAGATCAACATCGACAAGAAGAACCAAGTGGACGCAACAAAGGCAACGGTTTCGTGGATTGAGGTTGTTCTGAATTGGATGATTGCCATTGCAACGCTGGTCTGCATCTTCCTTCTTCTTCGGTACTTTTCTCGGCCGCTCATACGGCGCAGACCCGATAGTCTTGCTGGGCTCTTTGATCTATTTGGACCCCGTATGGCACAGCCTCCACGCGTATAAACGGATCAGATCAACTAAAACAGGAAGACAATGGAAGTCACTGATTCGCGGACCGTGGCCGACTTTCAAAAGACAACATTTTGTGGACACCCTCGGTCGCACGTCGTGAAGGTTCTCCTTCAAAACGTGCAGCTTGGTCACGCAGATTATGCATGCTACTGGGCACTTGAACTTCTTTGCTCAGGACTTGTTCATAGCTTATGGGCAACTCTTTTTGATGCAGCGGCTCTTCACATTAACCGCGCAAACCCAAACGTATTTCTCTATCTGGCCTCGGCCTATGAACGATATGCGCCAATTGAAAGCGCATTCACGGTCGGCACAATGACATCTATTCGCAACAACATTGATGTTCGTCACATTGTCTGCGAAGTCGCGGCAACACTCGCTGGGTGCCGGAAAAACAAATTACCCTCTCTTCCTACAATCAAGCCTCTGCATGATTTTGATCCTCAGACCATTCAGGAACATCTTAAGGCCCCGTCACAGTTGTTTGCCCGGCTTTCACTTCGTCCAGCGGATCCCCTACCCGTGGCGGTCCCGATCAACGAATTCGTCTACTGCTTGCGGTCTGATGTCAGAGATGCCACTCGTGCATTGTACTGGATGGCATGGATTTTTGCGTACTGCCGAGAGCACAAGAAACAGACCAAGCAAGCTCTCATCTTTACCAACCGATTTGACGAGTTTGTCTCCGAGCCCCATGGAGCTCACCCCGTTTGGATCTTTTGGGATGCGATCCGCAAGCAGACCCAAGCAACCGCCCGACCAGTCATTGATGTCCTGTACAAAATGTACTGTCTGCGATGGAGCCCAACCGATGCAAAGTCCAAACAACACTTGCTCATCGCTGCAGTTCTGATTGTCTGTGAAGGAACCACGTTTGACGCAACGGTTGTTGCTGGCAACACCCTTGCTGTCTCTAACGTTCTACAGGGAATGCCGGGCTGGATTGATGCCATTGTCCGAATGCAGAAGAGCTTTGCGTAGTCAAAATGGAACCAATTTTTCGCAGGCAGTCCACCTTAAAATGCTGCCCTACATTCCCGAAATCTCCGCATCCAAGGTCGCCGGTCTCATCGGTCTTCACGCATACCAGCCTCCCCACGAGGTCATGTATGATCTTCTTTCCAAGAACCTCACTACAAAGTATCGCATTGCGGATATTGAGGCCAAGGAGGGCCGCGTCGCTGTGTCAAAGCTCAAGGATACTATTCTTCGTACATCGGCGGTACGGGACATTGTCGGAGCAGGGGTTCGGGCCTGCGTGGGTCTCACGGACATTGGTGATACGCTAGCAGATGTGGAGACCCAGGCCCGAATGGTCCTTGATCTTCGTCATTCGGAGCTCAAGCCCGAGATCCGCTCTATGCTGGTCGGAGAGGTGCGGGGCGCAGTTCAGCGTCAGCGCGGGACGAACAATGAGGCCGCTATCTTGGATACATACGAGAAGGAGAAGGATGTTGTTGTTGCTGACCGAAACACAATGACCTTCCGCAAGGACTATGGATCGTTCAAGCTAGTGGGGCGCACAGATGGATATGTGAAGGAGCACAATCGCATCGTGGATTCCAAGGCCCGAACTCGTTGGTGGCCAGCAGTTCCAATGTACGACGAAATTCAGCTCCGCGTCTATATGGATCTGTCGGGAGCATCCGAGTCGGAGTTGGTGGAATCCTTTCCGGATGGCCGCACGCGAACGACCAAGTATATGAACGATCCCGAGAAGTGGAGCGTTCTCCACACTGCGCTTGTGGATGTCACGAAGAAGATGAACGATACCACTGCGAGCAATGATTTGCTGACCTCTTTGGTTTTCGCAAACACCGTGCCAGTATAGTAATGAAGATTACGATTCAGTCCGACGTCCCTGCGGCCTACGCTACACAGAATGGTCTAACCTACGAAACCCGGTATTTATATACCGGCTTTGGTAAGTATAACGAATATGAGAAAACACTGGAAGTTATTCAGGTGAACCAAGATGGAACCTATTCTTTTTTTAGTCGTCCGCATGAAGCGGATGTGTTTTCACGGGTTTATCACACCGAGACTGTAACTCTTACACTGTATTCTGCATCGCCGCGGGTATGGAAGGAGACGGTTGGAACGGATACATGGTTCTTTCAGGAAATCGTGCAAGACGGGGCACAGCCGAGCTTCTGAGCCTGCTCCGTCACGACCTCCTTGACTTCCGCAACAGAGATGACACCGTCTCCATCCTTGTCCAGCTTTCCAAGGGGCGACTTCTTAAGCTCCTCAAGCAGCTCCTTGATGGCTGTCTTGAGAACATCCTTAACAATCTTCTCCACATCCCCCTTGAGCGTGTCGGGGATCACTGACGTCACAGCGCTAGCCACTGCCGCCACCACCGGCTCCGGAACAAGGGCGGGCTTCACTTCCTCCACGGTAGCTGTTTGTGTAGTCTCGGACATTGCGGTTTGTTCTATGCTTAGAAAAGGTCTCCAATATGTAAATGGACGTCTGGAGCATCCTTTCCGTAGGAACATCTACGCTGATAATGATTGTACTCATTCACATTGCTGTCTTCTACGTGGTCAAGACAATGTATCCTCCGGCTCCGGTGGCGGCTCCGGTTCCGGTTCCTGTTGCTGCACCCGTCCCGACGGTACGATTTGAAGAACCGCCTATGGCACCCGAGGTTCCGCTGGTGACAACAAAGCTGCCTCCTCCTGTAGATACGCGCGATCCGGGTCCGGCTCGCACCTCTCAGCCCGCTTTCAGCGAAGCGCCCAAGGAGAAGGAAGTAACTCTCCCTACAAATGTTCCAACGTATGAAAGCCTTCTATCGGCTGTCTCCTCTAGCAAGGAAGGGATCCCCAATCTCGGACCCATGTCAGGTGCCTCAGTATAGTGGAACACCTGGATGGATTTACCTGACGCATGATGTAAATGGTAGTGCCCGTGCATACTTTACAGATGCAAAAGGAGAACGTCCAGAGTCTCTGGCTTTGGTCATGGATGAGAGACTCTGTTGTGATACCATTTTTCGAGTCGTTCGATTGGCGCCCAAGAGCTATATCGTATATGATGTCCTGGTCTTGAACGGAACCCGTATTCACGAGACACTTACGTTTGCTGAGCGACAGGCAAAGATCGCCGAGCTGCTAGAGCTCTTTCATTTTCCGGACCTTGTAGCCTTGATGCCAATTGCAGATGCCCCTGTAGGCACACATGTTCGGGGAGTTGAACAGTACGACGGAGTTCCTGGGACGATCGGCGTTTATCTTCCGACTGTAGAGTAAATGAGTTGCTCAAAGATGGGTGGTCGTCGCCGTTCTGGTAAAATGCGTGGAGGCAATGGGTATGGCGTAGGTGCCCCGATTGCTGTGGGTGCCCTTTCGTATGTCCCGAACTTGACGTCGGTCGTCGGCGGTGCGCCGTATACGCCAACGGGTGGTCGTCGTCGCCGCCGCCGGGGTGGTGCTGATCTTGATGCTCCTCCGGTCGTGGGAGACATCGTTAACGATGACGGGAAAAAGCTTTTTCCGGAACAACAGTGTGTAGCGGAAGGTCGCACGTGGATTGCCGCTCCGTATGGATACACGCTTATGCAACATCCGGAAGGTCATCCTTCGGCTGGTCTTCTTGGCATTGGTGAAGAAATTGCAGATCCCAAGAACGCGAACGGCGATCCCCTTGGACACTGTAGTGGAACTAGCCCGCCTCCGAATATGGGTCCGACTGCACCGAGATCGGGTGGTCGTCACCGCCGCCGGTCTCGGAAGGGAAAGAGCCGTCGCAGTCGCCGTCGCACGATGCGGGGTGGCGGGTCGGTTTCGGGTGTTGGATACAGCTTCACGGGGTCGGGATCTCGCGGTCTGGCAGACTTTGGTGGATACGAGTCCAATCCTCCTGTCGGCGGCGCCTTTGCCATCCCGACGGGAACCCGCTAGGAGCTTTGCGACGCCCCCTAGGACAAGGAGCTTTGCGACGTCCGGTAGACGGCATCCGCGAGTACATAAGGCATATATTTGGGATCGTTTGTAACAATGAACGGCCCTCCAACTGATTTGCAATGCAAGAGCATAGCCTGAACTTCAAAGCGAAGGCGTGTGTACTCGACGTACTCTTCCCATGCTTGGTATGCTTTCATACCGTTCATGGCAACTGTGAGCGGGTCAGCGGTCCCCATTGCAATGAAAAAGAGAAGTATGATTGGCACAAGAATCATATCACCTATCATTCGGGCGGTCTCCATCCACGAGGTAGGCGCACACTTTGCTTGAAGTTGAATGTATCGCTCAGCAACTTTGAACGGCTTAGGCGGCAAGGGTATTCTTGTTGCCATTTGCAGCGACGATCCTTACTCCCGATGCCGGAAACTTTACCTCCTCCAATGTCCGAGCATCAATGTACATAATCTCCGTGTCGTAGTGGACCTGAATCATGTGGAGAATGAGGTCAAGGCGAATGACGTTGCCAACCGCCATGTACTTCTGCATGGCATGCGTAAGGTCAACCTCCGTCTTCTTGTCTCCGATCCAAATCCAAGGAACATACGGCTCGTCCTCAAAAGGATCGAATGTATCGCGCGTGATCGCCTCTCCCTCGTAGAAGAGCACGCAGCGCTTGCGGCCAGTCTTGATCCACTCTTCAATGTAGATGGAATCCTCGGGGACACGATCCATATGGATTAGGTCATCCACATCGTAGTCATCAGAGAGGACATGATAATTGATTTCGTGATCCTTGGGCACAGGTCCGAAGAGCCAGTTGACGAGTGTGCAGAGTGCAGAATACAGGCGAACGATAAAGAAGAAGGCGGACGTCATTTTAGCTTATCTCATTTGAATCAGCCGGAACGAGTTCCATTTTTTTGTCTGCTAGGAACCCTTCCTTCGTAACCTGCCCGATCACAATCGTATCAAAGTCGGAGGACATTGCAATCGCGGTGGCCAGCGATGTAATGATGAATGGGGCCGCCACCAAGAACCAAGACACAACTCCAAGACCAATTCCGCAGAACATATCAAGCACCAGAACAACCGCAACGCCGACGACCAGCTTGATCAAGAAAGTCGCCCACATTCCCAGAGACGCGTCAAACCCAAGTTGAATCACTAAGAAAATCGCATAGAGCAGAGCGGGTGGGCACAGATCTTCAATAAAACGCATCTTCAGGTATTACAAGTAATCAAGAAAAAGATGGACGACGTCAGCATGGTTCAACATATGACAGGATGCACCCGCGAGGAAGCAAATCGCGCACTGTTGATGAACAAATGCGTGATTGATGCCATTGCTGCACTTATCCCTGCAAACCCAGAGATTTCGGGGAACAAGTATATTCCTGCCAAGCCCAAGGTGGACACGGGTATGGATCCTGAACAGATTGCGCTGTGTGCGCGGGGACGGTGGCTGCAGGATAAAGTTAACGCTGTAGCCTCAGTCGCCCACTCGAAAATCCTATCCGCCCCATTGGCTCAACAATCCGCGTTGCCGTCTGCTGAGGCATCTGTGATTCTGCCGCTATCTGCTGCTGAAGAGGTGTCTGAATCTTCACTGGGTAATCCCGTACAAACTGTTCAACCAACCCAGCAATCCGAGCCCCTTCAGTAAAGAGGTTCATCTTAGTAATATGTTCCCGAGACATCAACGAACGCATCGCGTAGACGTCTTGGTCATCTAAGGTGGTGATTGCAGACATCCACTCGTCAATGTTCTCTCGCTCACACGAAACACCTACAGGAGAAATCCATGCATGAAGCCCCTCTGTAGTCCCACTTGGTTGCTTGGGATTTGGGAGGGGTTTCGAATAGAGCACGGGGATGCCGTTGTACATTGCCTCAACCGCAATACGGCCAAAACTCTCATAGTAACTCGGCATCACAAGAATCCGAGTTCGTTTGAGAATGGTCCGAATGTCGTCATCAAATGGAACCCATTCAATATTGTCGGGGGCCGCGGGAACCCTGAGTTCGCCATAATACGGCATGACACCCAGAAACTTGCGATCCGGCATGCGACGAGCCATGGCAATAAATTGAGTAACTCCCTTGTTTTGATTTGCATTGACGAGGGTAATACAGTCTCCTTGGAACTCTTCATCAATTCGGATCTTGTTCTCGTGCATCAGAGGACGAACGGTCGCCGTGCGCATCACATTCGGAGGCCAAGGATCTACGTTCTTCCTGTAGTTCGGCTCCATAATCGAATTGATGAACATCATCATCTCAACCCACTGAACCCTGCGGCCCGGATTGTTCCGAACAATGGCCAAGTAGTTTCCATCGTAGTGGCACGTAGCGATGATAGGGCGATTGTATCCACGGGCATTCAGTTTACGCACATCCGGAAGCGCGGGAGCATGAGGACAGATCCACCCTTCACTGACATCCAAGTACTTGCTCCCAGCTGAGAAATGCATATACTTGAATCCTCTGTAGAGTCCGCCGTTAACACCTACCTTTGGAACTTCAAGAGACATGAAGACAACGTCATGTCCTCTCTTTTCCAGTTCAATCGCAAGATCAATATCATGAAGAAATGCGCCGCACAAGTCGGGCATCCGTCCAGCAAAGAATACGAGTCTCATTATTATGACACATCATCACGTTTTTTCTGAACCAGGCGCGTTGCGTCTCCGCCGCGGGTCCAGTCGTAGATCCAATTTGTAGGATTAGAATACTCGGACTGCTTGATGTCAATAAGCGGCTGGTAATAGTTAGGAATTGCAGTGTCCATGACGGTCGTTGCCTCCTTGCGATTGCGAATCATGGCAGAGTGAATCAGATGAGACTCATCGTCCACTGCCGTCGGGTTTCCACCACCCATATCGGGCGTGGTGGCAAACGGACGGGCCCAAAGCTCGTGCTTGCCCTTTTGCCGCCATGCTCCCGGAATACCCCACTTCAGCTCTGTATTGGCATCCACAGCGCAACCGCCCCCGGGCTGACCAAAGCCGCCGCTAGCAATGAAGCCGGGCTGATCTGCCATGGCCGCGGCCGGGTTCAGTGTGTCGGAGCATGCAGACTCCATGCCCGTGGTCTGACGGGTCAGTGTGGACGTATTTCCAACCGACTTTGCAGTTTGGTCATACTCATCCGAGCGGATGCGCGTGGGGGCGTTGAACCAGTCAATGTGATTTGTGGAGAACATCTCTTACCTTGTCGCACAGAAAAAACGGACAGAGAGACTCCAAGGTAAAGAACAATAGCCCGAAATGATCCTCCAACCTATTGATTGGCATGAGCACGATGTACACGGAACCTACGTCATTGATGTCTTTGGGCGCTGCGAAGACAAGAAGGTTGTCTGTGTGAGACTGACTGGGTTTCGGCCCTACTTCTTCACATCGGAGAAGCCTGACATCTTCGCCGTCTACGAGGCATCCAACAAGAAGTGGGTGCAGAAGTTTGGTCCCGACAGGGGCAAGGAGGTCTACGCGTTCAAGTTGAGCAAGAACATCACCGAAAATCCCCATCCTGTTGCCACGCAGGTCAAGAAGTACGATACGATGGCTGGCTTCAATGACATCAAGCATGCGAATGTATGGAAGGTGGAGTTTGAGACGCTGGCCTCCTTCAAGGCTGGCAAGTCTGTGCTTAAGGGTGTTCAGTACGAAAGCAATCTGCCTCCGTTTCTGCGCTTCTTTCACGAGAAGCATCTGGGTCCTGCGTCGCCCTTGAAGTGCAGCAAGGCCTCGGAGATGGACATCCCCGAGAACGAGGATGGAGAGCGGCTGTATTATGTGGATGCGTTCTACACCTGTCACTACACGAATGTGGAGACATGTGATGCAAACATTCCTCTTCTTGTTGCCTCGTATGACTTGGAAATGTGTCCGGCGGGTGAGTCCAATCAGTTTCCGGTTGCATCCAAGGACCCGATTATTCAGATCGGTGTCTCGTATCGCCGGTCAACGGACATGATCACGCCAACAGCACGAGTGGTGTTTGTGTTGGGTGAAGTGGCCGATTCGGGGGACGGCTCGGTTGAGTTCGTGTCCTGTGACACGGAAGCGGACATGCTCCTTCAGTTTGCGGAGGAGATTCGCACTCGTAATCCCGATATTCTGTGTGGCTACAACATCTTTGGTTTTGATGACGCCTACATTGAGGGGCGGATTGACAGGCTCGGTATTCGGGAGGAGTTTGAGATTTCGCGTGTGAAGACAGTGGAGTCCAACTGGGGAGACAAGAAGTTCGCCACGCAAAAGACCGAGTTGGCAGCAGGGAAGTTTGACCTACGCTACTTTACTCTGCGGGGTCGGCTAGGGATTGATCTTCTGCTGAATATGCGCCGAGAGCACAACTTGGACAACTTCAAGCTGGACAATGTCGCCTTTACATTCCTGCGGGACAAGGTCATCTCGTACGCGGATAAATTTGTGACAACCAAGAGCACCCGAGGTCTGCGTATCGGGAATTACGTTCGGTTTGAATTGGTTGGCAATACGAACGACCCGGTGTACGATGGGGAAAAATTTGAAGTGTGGGATCTCACCTCCAAGGGATTTCGGATTCGCTGTGATCGGGACCTCTTTGCAGAGTTCACTCCTGAGCAAATGAAGCACCTAGAGTGGTCCTTCTCCAAGGACGACGTATCTCCGCAGGAGATGTTTGAGCTTCATCGGCGTGGCGGACCTGAGGGTCGGGCCCGCGTGGCTCGCTACTGTATTCAGGACTGCGACCTAGTGGCGACACTCATGGGCAAACTAGATACGATTGTCAATGCTCGTGGTATGGCGGATGTCTGCAAGGTCCCAATGCAGTTTGTCTTGACTCGGGGTCAGGGAATCAAGATCTTCTCGGCCGTTGTATACTACGCCTCGCAGCGTGATCAGATCATTCAGACCCAAGAGGCGGTTGGTGGAGAAGGGATTGGATACGAAGGTGCCATTGTGCTTCCACCCAAGATTGGAATGTATCTAGATCAGCCGGTCTCGGTCTTGGATTTCAACTCTCTGTATCCAACGAACATGATTGCCTACAATCTGTCTCCGGATACGTGGGTGGCCACACGAATGGTGGATGACGAGGGTTTCACGGTTCAGCGGTGCGGACTACAGAAGGACGAGATTCAAGCACTGGAAGCAAAGGGCTATGTGTTTGAAGAGATTGACTACGACAACAAGGAGGAAGGAGGCAAGACAGTGTGTACCTTTGTTCAGCCGAATGACAATCCAATGACGCAAGGTGTTCTGCCCAAGACGCTTGAGATTCTGTTGAAGAAGCGAAAGGAATTCAAACAGAAGATGGAGGATCTACAGTATGACGAGTCTCAGAGATCTGTGTTCAACGGTCTTCAGCTTGCTTACAAGGTCGTTGCAAACTCTGTTTACGGGCAATCGGGTGCACGAACCTCCCCCATTCGCAACGTCTACGTTGCCGCCTGTACCACCGCTGCTGGGCGCCGAGCTCTGCAATTCGCCCGAAGCGTCGCCGAAACCGAGTTCGGAGGCGATGTGGTCTACGGAGACACAGACTCTATCTTCGTCAAGTTCCCCACCAAGAGCGTTTCCGAGTCTATCCGAATGGGGATCGACTGTGGCGTCTCCATCTCAAAGCAAATGCGACGGCCCTACAAAATCGCATACGAGAAAACGTTCTATCCATTCATCCTCTTCTGTCGCAAGCGATACGTTGGAATGAAGTATGAAGAGGACCCGAACCCCGCAAAGTCTAAGCGAATGACCATGGGCGTGGTTCTGAAGCGACGAGACAATGCGCCGATTGTCAAGGACGTCTTTGGAGGCGCACTGGACATTCTTCTGCTAGAGCGAGACATCAAAAAGGCACAGTGGTTTGTCAAGGACATGCTGATCAAGATCCTAGAGAACAAGCTGCCCCTTGAGAAGTTCATTCTCAGCAAGTCACTGCGCGATGATTATGCAGCCATGGAAAAGAACTACGAGGGCCGTGCCACACTTCCCGCCCACCGTGTTCTAGCAGATCGCATGGAAGCTCGTGATCCAGGTACGGCGCCCAAGGTGGGCGATCGGGTTCAGTTCGTCTATGTGGCGGAAAACAAGGACAAGGTCAAGCAGGGAGATCGGATTGAGCACGTAGATTATGTGCGAGCCCACAAGCTCAAACCGGATGTCAACTTCTACGTTACAAATCAAATTCAGAACCCCGTGGCCCAGCTCTTTGCGCTGTGCATTGAGGAGCTTGATGGATATCTTCCACCTACAAAGGAATCTTATTCTGCAATGTATGCTCGGTTCATGGAGAAGCTGAAGGATGAAGAAGAGGCAATGCTTGCGGTCTTGGACAAGAAGGCAGATCAGCTGGACAAGATGATGTTCTTGGGATCCCCTCTTCTAAACAAGATGGTCAAGGCAGCGGTCAGGGGTCCGATGGATGCATTCTTCCGGAAGTAAAGAGCTTTCGTGTATAACTCGCAAAGAACTCAATGGAGGGCGACGGTCAAATCACTACGCTAGATGTGCTTCACAGTCTTATGGAGACGGATCGGCAGTTCTATCAGACTCTTCGTTTTTTACCTGAACACCGTGA